GTAAGTTAGCTGGTATAACTTATGAATTCGATACAACTGCAACCGCAGCTGGATGTTTATCAGGAATATGTAGTGCCGATCCATTAAACATTGTATTACCAGGTGCAGGTGCTGGGGATTATGGCGCAGCAGCCGATGTGCCAGAGGAGCAAAAACTATTAATTGATAGTAAAGCAAGTGCGCCAGCAGCGATTGGAGGTGATATAATTAACTGTAAAAATATTTTATTATCATCATCATATATAGCATCGACAGTTTTTGGCACTGCATCGAGGACAGAAAATGCTCCAGATAAAGCTACTACACCAGATAACGGCCAACCGTCTAAAGTTGTGTTTAGTATAGGTGAAATGTTCGAAAAAATATTTCAGGATATCGTTAGTGCAACCGGCGGCAATGTTCATTTAGCTACATTACCTGCAAAAAATAAAAAAATGCTAATATGTGCATATAACCATAACGACGGTGCAAAAATTAGTCCTGCAGTGTTTGATCCTATTAGTGGTAATCAAGCCATACGATTATGCCAAGTTTCTTGTACCCCAGGCCAAAAGGAGGCATATGCAATTGCAGTTCTTGATAGAAAATCGGACGGCGCGGGCCCACAAGGAGCAAATGGGCAAAGTGTACAAGGCGACCCGGGAAACGCTGCACAAGCTATTAAAGATGCACGTGAAAAAGGTTTAGTGCAAGAAAAATTTAGTGCAGCTTCAATTGCTGGATTGAAAGAACAGTTAGGAAAATTAGTTAATAATGCAAAATCAGATGATGCTGCTAAAGGCAAAATACCGCATCAATACGGACAATTTCCACTTAATTTACAAGTAACTATGGACGGATGTGTAGGATGGGAGTTCGGAGATGCTATTACAGTATCATTTTTACCGAATCAATATAAAGGTGGTAGGGGAGTATTTATTGTACAAAAAATAATTCATACGATTGCCACAAATGATTGGGAAACTAAATTAGAAACTGTATATACTATAATCTAAAAAATACAAATATATGGGACGTATAAAAATTTATTATCCGAAAAACGAAGTTGAAACTGGATTCTATGCTAATCCGGGAGAATTTGTATTGGAAGATGGTACTGAATATATCGGTAGTTATTGTAAAGCAGACGGAGTTTTACTGACAGGCAATGCTCCTAGCCGTAAGTCTAAACGTTTGATGCTATCTAACATATATCATTTACGTGAACCAAACATTGAGTATTTTAAATTAAAAAAACTAGCATTTGATAGACACGTTACACCTAAACTATATATGCCAGAACCTACGGCTAAAGATTATAAGAACGGTCAATTTAAACGATATTTTGTACAGAAGATAAATCAAATCAATTTTATAATGGAGATAGATAAACAACAATATAATGATGCTAATAAAAACAATAAACCAGGTATTAATCTTAAATTGTTTCGTAAGGGCATTGTAGATTGGGTATTGACTGGTCCGGATCCGGCAGATTACAATAACCGTACATTGTTGTTAATGGAAAAGACGTATCCAGGTATACGTCAATATTTTTCAGATTTTTCAGAATTTGTATGATAACATTTGGATTCGTATGGATTAGCATTTATATTTAAGTAATGTTTATCGAATCCGAATTAGAGTTACATAAAGTTACAAAGTCATTGCAACTAGGAGATAGTTTTTGGATTCCCGTATTCTCCGATCCGTATAAACATTATACTCAAAACCGTATCAGCGCGTTATACATTTATAGTATTGCGGAAGATTTAGATTATTTTGTATCATTCTATAATTCGGATAGTATAAACTTTAATACAGAACTAATACAAGAGTTTACAAGTTCATGTAATATCTTTGTATTGTCAAAGAAGCGATTCAATTATACCTACTCAAATACATGTTACGATGCCGACTTATTTGCTTGGTGGCATACCGGCAGAATGCTAGCATTGGATGAAACTAATACATCTGCTCATGACATGTGGAACAAGTGGTGGTATAGTGAAAGCAATACAAATGATTGGCTACCTGCCGCGAAGCATCTGGAACGATGCCGTGCCATGCGAAATGTATTTATGCCTATATATAATTCATATAAATTAACTACGGATTTTGTTAATTATGAACGGCATATGATTGACAATATGTTTGGTATTGAATGTAACGGTATATGTGTAGACTCTGCATTATTGCAACAACATTTCGATCAAACAACTCGTACAGGACTAGTTTATTCAGAATATAATCCGTATACGAGTACGGGCCGACCTAGTAATAAATTTGGCGGTATCAATTATGCTGCGTTAAACAAAGAAGATGGCAGTCGCAGTATGCTGAGAAGTAGATTTCAACGAGGCATGTTGTTAGAATTTGACTATGATGCATTTCACGTACGCCTTATTGCAGATTTAATCGGATACACATTACCAGACGAATCAGTACACTCTTATTTCGGTAGGCAGTACTTTGGTAAAACAGAATTGAGTCCGGAAGAATATGCTCAAAGCAAACAAATGACGTTTCACTTGTTGTATGGAGGTATTGATTCTGAATTTGAAAAGATTCCATTCTTTGGTCAAACCAAACAATACATTGCCAAGTTATGGAAAGAGTTTAAACGTAACGGAGTTATTTATACTACTAAGTTTCATCGACCTATCATGTCTCATACAGTTACAGATGCCAATGCCGGTAAAGTATTCAATTATCTGTTACAAGCCGTAGAGACTGAACACAATATGCATGTTATTAACGAAGTACATGAGTTATTGTCAGGTTATTCCAGTAAGTTAATTTTATATACATACGACTCTTTACTGTTTGATTTTGACTTAGATGACGGTAAAGATCTTATTTTTAAGATAAAAGAAACAATATCTAACGGCGGATATCCAGTTAAAATCAAAGCAGGCGTAAATTATCATGCCATGACTGATATGACTGGCAAGATTAGTTGAATATTTATACGTATACTAATATTTATTAATAAAAAGCATTTATGATAGAGTTACCAAAATCTACAGTACAAAATGTCATTTCATCCCAAGACAGTGTTGTTTTACCTAAAACGCTTACTCCGGATATTGTTGATTTATTGAATTCGGCAATCGCGGAAGAATATGCAGCTCATTACTTTTATCGTGGGGCTGCTAATTGGTGTCAAGGAGTCGGTTATACAAAGGCAGCTGCATTCTTTGCCGGAGAAGCCGCTGTAGAATTATCACATGCAGAAAAGTTGCAAAAGTATGTTGTGGATTGGAATGCTACTCCAGTGTTACCTGCCATTAAATTTAACGGTGAATTTGCGCACTTGATAGACATTGTTAACAAATCTTATATCATTGAATATGCGTTAGGTGAAAAATATATGGGTTGGGCATCACAAATGTTTGCAACACATTTAATGACATTTAACTTTTTACAAGAATTTGTAGATTTGCAAAACGAATCAATAGCCGAAATGTCAGACTTATTGAACGCTGCGCAATTAATAGATACATCCAATAAGCTTGATTTATTGCACTATGAAGAAAGATACTTCGGATAAAACAATTGATCTTAACGATATGCTCGATAATACGGAGCAGCAAACGATCATTACAGAGTCACATCAACTGACAGAAACCATAACGGAACAACCTGTTGCACGCGATTGGGATGCAATTGTAGCAGAATGGTTTTATCGTTTACCGAAAGGATATGCAGAACAACCATATACAGAGTCTGAATTGAAAGTATTAGATGAAGTTGTCAGTGAGTATGATACGGGAGGATTTAAACCTGTTGTTAAGACCGTTCTTAAAGAAGCGAAACCCCCAAAAGTCTCGGATGCACATCAGCGTGGGCATTACTTAATAAGTACGCGAATTCCTAAAGAATCTAATCTAGAAGGATCAATACAACAGCAACTATTTAAAAGATTTGATACTTTATCTGAAAATGAAAAACAAGACTTTGTAGATAACTTTAGAACACATAATGTAACGTCATTTATCGGAGGTGGTTATAAACCATTTGAAAAGTTTTTCAATATAATTCCAACGGGTAAAGCATCTGCCGGAATGGGCCGTGGAGAAGTTATGTGTATTCTAGGTATTAAAGATTCTAGATCTGGAGGTACTTCAGAGCATGACGTTATTGTAGCCGGAGCTGCATATGAAGTTAAACAATTATCGGATGGATCGTTAGACCCGGCAGATTATGGAAAAATTTCAAAATATAAATTGACATCTGACTTAAACGAATTTTATAAACAATTAGTGATACCATATAATGAATACGATATACGTAGCGTGTTATTAAACGAATTGACAGATGATAAAGATAGGCCAAAAATGGAAAATATATTAAATATTTTCGAAGAAGCTTTTCCAGTTAATTCGCCAGGCGGTAAAGACATTTATATGGGTACAGAAATTACTTATACTATTTTTACTAAATGGTATGAAGGATTTAAATCATTATCTAAATTATTAAATAAAAAATTATTAGACGGATTACCGCAAAGTCGTATGACAATTAAAGGTAATATAAATAATACGTATTGGATAGAGGATAAAGACGCTGTAGCCATCTCAAAGGCTAAACCTAATACCAAAGTGACTATTACAGTCGGCGAAGAAATTACAGATGAAAATAGATATGCGGTAGTTTGGCTGCAAGAATTAATACAATCTAAGTTTATATCTAATCCAAGTTATTTTATAGATCAACTACGTAAATTCCGTGATGGCTTCTTTGGTGATGAAGTTGCCGGATTAATTTATTTTGAAAATGATAATACTACGCCTAAGTTAGGAAATGTGGATGATTTTGCTACTACACATATAACGCGCGGAGTATATCGATTGGGACTTAAAACTAAATATGCTAAATATAGTCATACGCAGGTCCAATAAGAAAGGAAGATGAGTGAAGCCACAACTATTATGCACATTTGCACACCGTACGGATTTAGATATAATTGTTGATTATATAGTAGCGTGTTACATTATAGGCGAACGGCGCATGTTTGTGTTTGCTGATGCTGAAGTGCGTAATGATTGTTACATTACTTACAATGTTGAAACTGCCGATACCAAACGTATTCCAAATACAATACTGATACATCGTAAAAAAGAAACTAATACAATGTATACCGTTAATGCGCTTAACACTATTATACGTGAAGCCAATAATGGTATAGTAGATAAAACATTTGTAATCAATTGGCCGTTATACAACAATTCGTTGTTGTTAACTAATGGAGATTTGTTACGGCATGTAAAATTGCAATTATTTAAAAGAATTGATTTGTAACACAAGTAATATTTATATTAAAATAACAAAAAAAGTATATTCAAAAAAAATAAAAACATCAGAATTCAAAAAACTAATCCGCGAAGAAGTTGGCAACGTATTAAAAGAGGCTCCGGGTCAAATACGAGACAATAGTGATAATGTTAACGCACTAGTGTCATTATTTAGAAGACCAGGCATAAACAAAGAGGTAAAATTGGAATTAACAGAACTACTATCTGAACCCGAACATAGAAAGTTTGCACAGGATTTTGACAATATGATTAGTAATTTTATAGACGAAGCTCTTCCTCGTGGAATTTAAGGTATGGCATATAGAATAGTAGCAAAATCTCCCGATCATTTAAATGACATAGTAGAAGATATTATGTCATGGTTTGAAACTGCACGTGATTATCGTGTAGAATTTGATAACGAATCACGTAAGTTTGCTGACCCTGCTACTAAACAGATCGTCACGAAGAAGATAGATGTTCTTCATGTACAAGATCCGATGACTGGTAAAAAAACTGTTATCAAGTTTATACCGTTGCTTCGTCCAGAAGAAATGAAAATCGAAATGGGCGGAGAAAATGAACATGTTATGAAAGGTAAAATGAAAAACATGATGAAAGGTCGGGGAGAGTTTAAAACGTATAATAAAGATACTCTGCGCAAAATGTCAGAGTCTGATGCTACTACATTGCTAAAACAATTAGGTCAAGAACTTAAATCTCATGATTGGTATTATCAATATAGTGATGATTCGAAATATTATGATCGAGGTAGTCGAGAATGGGATTCAATCCGTAACATTATATCACAAATAAATAAAATGGGGTTGCAGACAGATGGTGAGGCTATATGGAAACAGTTCGCACCATCTAATCAGAAAAATAACTATCCGAATAAAATGCAAGAAAGTAAAATGAAAATTTCGGAATTCAAAAAAATGATACGTGAAGAAGTTAAGAATGTATTAACTGAAGCACCGGCTACGGGACTTAAAGGTTCTATATCACGTCATACGTGATTTAGCAGCTGGTACTAATAAGACAATAACATTGGATGATATTGCCGATATCATCATAGATATAAAAGATGCAGCATACGATAAAGGATTCGAAGACGGTAAGTACGAATCTAGCGAATTTTAATAGACAATACCAAATAACAATTGACAAATAACTTTTTCAACATTTCATTAGGATTTGTTGATCAATTCACTTATAATTAAGTAATAAATTTTTATTAACAATTAACAATTAACAAAAGGAGTTCATTATGGATTTAGAAGCAATTAAAAGAAAACTTAATCAGTTACAGTCACAAACAAAGCGCCAGGATTTTCTTTGGAAGCCTGAGCCAGGTAAACAACAAATTAGGATTGTCCCTTATCAACATAACAAAGACAATCCGTTCCAAGAATTGTATTTTCATTACGATTTAGGTAAGAAGAATTTTTTATCACCGATCACTCATGGTAATCCAGATCCAGTAGTAGAATTTGCAGAAAAGCTTAAAGCATCTGGCAATTCAGATGAATGGAAGTTGGGTAAGAAACTTGAACCGAAAATGCGTTGCTATGTACCAATCGTTGTACGTGGTAAAGAGAGCGAAGGTGTAAAGTTTTGGGGATTCGGTAAAACAGTATATACAGAATTGTTAGGATTTATTGCAGATCCAGACTATGGCGATTTGACAGATCCAGGTCAAGGACGTGATATTGTAGTAGAATTTGTTCCGGCGGAAGGTGCTGGTTCATATCCTAAGACAACAATTCGAGTAAAGCCTAATACGACTCCATTAACTACGGATCGTGCAATTGCAGAAAAGGTAGCGCAACAACAGCCAAACTTAGCTGAAGTATTCAAAGAGCCTACTTATGATGAATTGAAACAGGCATTGGAAGCATGGCTGAATCCTAATGAAGCGGATACCGCTGAAGAACAGCTTACCAATGCACCTGCTTCAAATGCATCAGCAATTAAGCCTAATGCATCATTTGCCGGCGGAGTAAATTCCGTTGATGATATCGAAGATGCATTTGACGAATTATTTTCTTAATTAAAGGAGTTATAAATGTCAACGACAAAGAGTGAACTGGCCGATGAATTGGCAGGTGAATTAGCTAGCAACTTAAATAAAAAGTTTAAAGGCTCCGGATATAAGACTGCATACTTTTTGGAGGGGGATGAAGATTCCCCTTCAAATGTATCTGGTTGGGTAGGTACGGGGTCATCAATGCTAGATTTAGCAATCTCTAATCGACCTAACGGAGGATTTCCAATTGGTCGTATCACTGAGATAACTGGACTAGAAGCTTCTGGTAAGTCATTGTTAGCTACACATGCCTTAGCTGATACGCAACGGCAAGGTGGATTAGCTGTATATATCGATACGGAAAGTGCTGTTAGTAGTGAATTTTTGCAAGCCATTGGCATTGATCTAGAAAAGATGCTATATATTCCATTAGAGACAATGGAGGATATATTTGAAGCTATCGAAACAATTGTTGAATCAGTACGTAAAGCCAACAAAAATCGTTTGGTTACTATTGTAGTAGATTCGGTAATGGGCGCATCTACAAAGATTGAAATGGCAGCAGAATTTGATAAGGATGGTTGGGCAACTTCCAAAGCTATTATCTTATCAAAAGGTATGCGTAAAATTACTAATATGATTGCGCGCGAAAAGATTTGTTTGATATTTACTAATCAATTGCGTTCTCGTTTAGGAGTTAGTTTTGGAGATCCATGGACAACATCAGGTGGTAAAGCCATTCCGTTCCATGCATCAGTACGTCTGCGACTCAAGTCGGTAGGACAAATCAAAGCTAAAGATTCCAAAGGCATTGAACAAATTGTAGGTATTAAAACTAGAGCACAAGTAATTAAAAATCGTATGGGGCCTCCATTGAAGTCTATTGATTATGATATTTACTTTGAGTCTGGTATTGATAACTACGGTGGTTGGTTGGAAGTAATGAAAGAATACAAATTGGTAACGCAAGCAGGTGCATGGTATACATATACTAAGCTTGACGGTACTCCGGTAAAGTTTCTTTCAAAAGACTTCCAAGGGGCATTAGAAGCAGATCCGGCATTGAAAGATGAAATCTACAAAGCTGTATGTGATGCATATATCTTTAAATATCAAACCGGTGCTATTGGTATCGATGACATTACTGTGGCTGAGGACTTTATTAATGAAGAATCATGAGCAATAAATATTTAGAGATATTTAAACAAGTTACACAAGAACATGAACAATCTCAAAACAGAAATCGAGATAGTCATGTACTGGTTATTGACGGATTAAATACATTCATTAGAGTATTTTCAGCAGTACCTGCTTTAAATGATGATGGTGAACATATTGGTGGAGTGACGGGCTTTTTACGGTCCGTCGCTGCCACTATCCGTCAAATAAAGCCTACTCGATGTGTTATAGTATTTGATGGTAAGGGCGGGTCTGCACGACGTAAAAAGTTATATTCTAATTATAAAAGCAATCGTGCAGTAAAAACTCAATTCAATCGTTATCAAGAGTTTGCTAATTTAGAAGACGAGTCAGAATCAATGAAACGGCAATTTGGAAGAATGATCGAGTATCTGCAATGTTTACCTATCACTACTATATCAGTTGATAACGTTGAGGCTGACGATGTCATTGCATACATTGCCAATGAGATATTTACTCACGAAGATAACAAAGTTACAATTGTATCGACAGACCGTGACTTTTTGCAATTGGTAAATTATCGCATTAACGTATGGAGTCCTATCAAAAAGATACTGTATACACCTGAAGTGTTACAAGAAGAAATAGGATTACCGTCTAAGAATTACTTGTTGTATAGGGCTATAACCGGCGATAAATCGGATAATATTCCTGGTTTGCGTGGCGTAGGACTAAAAACATTGATCAAACACTTTCCCTTGTTACAAGAAGATCGAGAAGTAGATATTGACAATATGGTAGAATATTCTAAGTCATTAAAAAAACGTCATACAGTTCATGAATCTATTATTAGTAATGAAGAACAATTACGGTTAAATCATAATCTAATGCAACTTAAAGAAGTTGATATTTCAGGTAATGCAAAACTATTAGTTGTAGATTTAATACGTACTCCTGTATCAAGAACTAATGTTTTTGAGTTTAAGAAAATGTTTATGACTGATAAAATGTATACTATTATAAAGGATGTTGATTCCTGGTTAGTTACATTTAACGCGCTAAATGCTTACGCAAGCATTTGATTTCTATAAAATTGTTATTATAATTAAGTATGAGCGACAGATTAAGTAGTTATGGATATTCCTTTCAAATAAAAGTCATAACGGCTCTATTTACAGATAAAGGATTCTTGCAACAGATTGCGGATATACTAGTCCCAAAGTATTTTGAAAGTGATGCTAATGAATGGATAGTACAAACCATTTTAGATTATCATAAAGAATATAAGGCATCAGCTACATTAGAAGTAATGAAAGTTAAATTACATGAAGTAGAAGATGATGTACTTAAAACTCAAATCAAAGAACATTTAAAAGATGCTTGGAAATATACCGAGGCTACGGACTTGGATTTTATTAAACAACAGGCATTAGACTTTTGTAAGAATCAGGAAATTAAAAAAGCTATCTTATCTTCTGTAGAATTATTAAAGATAGGAAAGTATGATGATATCAAAACTGCAATCGATAAAGCATTAAAGTCAGGTGGAGATAAAGAGATTGGTCATGACTATATGGCTAACATTGACGAACGATACGCTGAGTCAGTTCGATTTACAAAAGAAACTCCATGGGATATTGTTAATGAATTAACTTCGGGTGGATTGGGTAAAGGTGAATTGGGAGTATTTGTAGCTCCTGCAGGTATTGGTAAGTCATGGGGTCTGATTAATATCGGCGCGCATGCTGTTAAGAAAGGTATGACAGTTATTCATTATACGCTAGAATTGAATGCGGCGTATGTTGGATTGCGATATGATTCAGTAGTGACAGGTATAGCCAATCAAAATCTTAAACATTATCAAGACCAAGTTAAATCTGACTTAGCTAAATTAGATGGTAAGTTAGTTATTAAATACTTCCCAACAAAAACATGTTCAGTAATGGGATTGCGAGGACATATTGAAAAATGCATTATGCAAGGCCTTAACCCAGATGTTATCATTGTTGACTACGCAGATCTATTGCGAGGTACTGGTGCAGAGAAACGTCATGAACTGGAAGGTATATATGAAGACCTAAGAGGATTGGCAGGCGAATATGAAGTGCCAGTTTGGACAGCTTCTCAAGCAAATAGGTCGGCATTGGAAGAGGATGTGATCGGAGCAGAGAAGATTGCAGAATCATATGGTAAGGTAATGGTTGCAGACTTTGTAATATCATTGTCTCGTAAGGTACAAGATAAATTAGCAGGTACAGGACGTTGGCACGTAATTAAAAATCGTTTTGGCCCGGATGGTATTACATTGCCTAGCAAAATGAATACTAGTAACGGCCAAATCAATATATACGCAGATACATCAGTGCAAGGTAAAGATGCTAAAAAACAAATGGAAAATGGAAATGAACTTGCCCGTAAGATGTTAGCACAGAAATTTAAAGAAATTAACACGGAAGATTTTGGATAAAAAAAAGATTGCTTTTTGTTTCAAAAGCAGTAATGCATGGCAGTGCTAGCATATAT